TGAGGATAATCATATCCAAAGTTATTATTCTTAAGTTTCTTGATTTTTCCAACTTTATCACCTTTTGTGAAAATAGATGCTTCTGTACCAAATGAAGGAATAACAACTACCAATTCAGCACCAGATCCAGTTAAACCAGATCCAAGAATACCAGGAACTGCATCAATATCAATAGTAGCAGTAGTATATCCTTTACCTGGAGAAGTGACTTCGACTTTTTGTATCTGTCCAGGAATCGTTACACCTTCATCATCAGTACCGTCAGCAACAGTGATCTGCACTAGACCACCTTCACCATCTCCACCAATAGGAACTGCAGTATAAACTCCAACTGCATATTCAGTACCTGGAGCATTGATTTGTACTCTTTCAATAATTCTTGTTGATACAATACCAGTAACAATAGGTAATTTAGTATAGAAACCACCACCGTTAATAATTCTAATATCACTAATAGAACCAACTGCCTTTACAGAACTTGTACTGTAAGATGCCTGATTTGTATCTGCAGCACCTTCAGGTTCGTTTAATAGAGGGAATTTAAATATATCTGGACCAGTAGTAATAGTCTCACCAGCAGTACTAGAAATAGCAAATGTTCCTTTATATGGAGAATTTACAACATCAAGATAACTACCAGCAACAACAGGTGAAGTTGCACCAGTTCTTGATGGGTCAAAGTAATAAGAAATATTAGTTACAACATCCTCATTAACTTTCAATTTAACAGAAGGTGTTGGTACTCCTTGACCAGTTATACCAGGAGTTCCAATCCTTTCAATGGAGTTGAAAGAATACTCCAATTTATACAAACTATCTTTAGCAAATGATAGGTTACCACCAAGAAGTGAAGAATGACTTAAATCAAACAAATACTGGTGTCCATAATACATCTTTAAGGTAGGAGACTTGATAAAGATGTTTACACTAGCTGCACTAGGAGCAGGATCGGTTATAGCAGCTTGAGGTAACTTATAAGTAAATTCTAATGGACTTACAACTTGAGTAACTGGGAATGCACCATCATATTCATCATAAACAGTTGAACCAACAGTCTGTGATGGGTTACCATCAACATAGATCATGTCAGAAGAATTTAAGTAATGATTTGTAGCAGTAATTACATAAACTTCATCACTATTAGCAACTGCAGTTACTTGAAGACGTTTTGTAAGATTAGCAACTAAAGTAATTTTTAATACTCCAGTTAATCCAGTTATTTGAGTTGTTGTGTATGCTGCATTATATGTTATTTGACCAGAATTAAGATTGATTACTGATCCAACAATATATGGAGATCCACCAGCAACTTCGTCAATTCTAACTGAATAATCTATATCAGCATAAGGTTTGAAATAACCATAACTATCAAGATTTTGTCCACCACCAGCATTATAACCAGTACCATCTAAATTATAGTCATCTAAATCTATATCAAAAGTACCAGGAGTTGTATTATTAACTAATGCGAAAGTATATGCCTGAATTTCATTAATATCATTAGGAACAGGTCCAACAATCTTATAAGCACTTTGCTCATTAAACTGCTCTGTACTTAATTTTCCTGTATTAAGATCATTTGACCATGCATTATTATTAATAGCAAGGTATATCTTATTATTTTCTTTATCTGTTCTAATAATATAACCGCTATTAACAAACGCATCAGCATCAGTTTTTAAAACTAATTTAGTACCAACAGTAAAGTTGTATGCTTGGTTAATTGTTAATTCTTGAATATTATCAATTTTAACAGTATTAGTAACTTTGAAGAAGTATCTATCTCTAACAACAGCAGATACTTTTAACTTTTGAGAACCTGGAGAAGGTACAGTTGCAGTTCTAGAACTCCAAACATCTTGAGTATATGTTAATGTCTCTGTATCTTGAGTCATTGATGTTGAACCATCATCAAAGTCTAAAGACTGATATCCAGCATCACCAAGAGTATATGAAACATTAGATATGGTTAATGTAGAACCAGTCACAGGAGTTACAGCAGTCCTAGTCCATCCAATTTGAGTATTAGTTGTAAGTGCTTGTGTTCCAATTCTTGAAGCCTCGGCATTCTTATCAACCTTTAAACCCCAAGCCTCATAATCAATATAATCATATCTGTTTAATGCATTAGTAAACCATGCATCATCTACCCAATCATAAGCAAGAGGGAAGACTGCTGTTGGTGGTAATGCCACCATATCAGAAGGAACAGTAGGAACTACTGCTCTATTTCTCAATCTTAAATGATCAAGATAGAACTGACCTTGCTTGTTTTGATTGAAATCATTTGCAGTAGCACCCCAACCAATTTGGTTAGCAATATAAAGATCTTTACTTGCAAGTGAAGTACCAGATACAGTACCAGAAATTACTTGTATACCATTAACATATGCTTTAAAATCATTACCACTCTTTGTTAATGATATTGCTTGCCAACTATTAGAAGCAAACATTGTTGTTTGAGTAGACTCAACTGGTGTACCATTTCCAAGTTGTGTTGAACTATTAGTAACAGCTAACTGTAATTTACCAGATGAGATATCATATCCCAACCATAGTCCGCCAGTAGCATCTTTTGATCCACCTATACCAACTAAAGTTTGTCCAGTTTGAGATAATGTTTGGGAATCTGTTGAACTTCTGTAAATAAAGAATTCTATTGACCAATCGTCACCCAATCTAGTACCTAATTGTGCTGAAGTTACCTTAAGATAAGAATTAACCCATGTAGAATTAGAACCAGCAGGATTGTAACCATAAATCTTGGCACGATCATCTGCATATGTTATTGCATTAGTAGCACCAACAGAAGTTAATGTATAATGTCCTGTTGTATCTGTTTGTTCACCACTATTAAAGTTGTATATAAATTCATTTCTATTCCATTGAGTTTGACCAAATAGATGAATATCACCAGAATCATCTACATCTAATGTATGTACTGTAATACCTTCAATATTGTTTAAAGTCCAGTTATTTGTTGTATGATTCTTAACCTTTCCATCATAACCAATCTTGACAGAATCTACAGTTTTATGAGTGGTTGTATTATCAGTTCTTGTAAATGCGATATTAAGATCACCAAATATATCAATTGCAGTAGAAGGTGCACAATGTACTTCTCTACCTGGAGCAACATAACGATAATTCCATATTAAATCACCAGTAGTATCAACTTTACCAACCCAGAAACTGTCTCTAGTAACATTATCAGACTTAAGTCTACATGAAGCAGTAAGATAAATTTCATTGAATTCATCTATACACATAGAAGTATCCAAGAATGAATAGAGAGTATTACTAATCTCTTTAACCCAATCAATAGTGATTGCATTAGTACCAAGACTTGCCTTACCAAAGGCAACATTAACCGCAGTAGCATTTGCAGTTACTGCTGTTTCCATTGTAAAGTAAATATCTGTACCATTAACAATAACATCAGTAATCTTTTCAGATCCAGCTGCTGATGCTAATTTTCTCTTAACAGAGAAATTACCAGTGGTATCAATGGATGCAAGGAACGCATCATATGGATTAGCAGAGTTGGTATTAGTATAACCACCAATAATATAACGAGTATCTGAATATTTTGTAATTGCAGTTACATAATCAGCACGAGTTGAACCAGAAATACCAGCATATGCTTTCTGGAATCCTAATGTTGCACTTAATCCGTTATCTGCTTGTACATACTTACAAAGAATAATATCAGGGTTATAAGCATCAAGTAAACTACTATTTGGTCTATTATTACCAACTACCCAAATATCATTACCATCTACATATATTTTCTCAAATTCTGCATAAGTTCCACCACTAGTAAGTTCTAAAGTCTTTTGCCACTCTTTAACACCAGTAGCAGAAAGTTTAGCAACAAATGCTACAGTATTACCAGATGCATCCTTTGTTTTACCACAAGTGAATATTTCCTTATTAGTATTAACAAAAATATCACTAACTCTAACATAGTTGTTATTTGATATTTTAGAAACATAGTAATCTGCTTTTTTATATACCTGTGGATGACTTAATATAACACGAGGATTTGTTGTATATCCAGATCCAGAATTTAAAATATTAACAGTATCAATAGAACCTACAGAACTAACAACTGCCTGTAATGAACCTGAAGTACCAACACCATCAATATTAATTGTTGGTGGAATATCTTCATTGTACCCAGATCCAGATTGATCAATAATAATTTCTTCAATACCACTAAACTGACGAACTACGAATGTTTTATTCGTATTGTTCATAATAGGTGAATAAGTGATGAATACACTATCACCAGCAATTAAATTATGTGGTACAGAAGTCTGTAAAACACCGTAGTTTTTACCAGCAACATTTTCAAAGGTATAAGATGAAACTGATTCACCCTTAATACGAGAAATTGATGCAGAAACTCCAGTACCATCAGTATTACTATTATCAAATGTCAGTCTATCATTAACCTGATAGTTCTTACCAGAGTTTTCAACAGTAAATCCAGTTACTGATGCATCTTCAAATTTAGTAGTTGTTTCAACTTCAATATCAACTTTAGAGTCAAATTTAACTTTAGGGAAGTAATCAAATAACTGTAAAGGTGATTCTTCCAATAATTGTCTTGGATTGGCAGTTTCATCTGCATCTATAATACCATCACGGTTTTCATCTTCTACATCAAATAAAAGTATTTCTCCACTTTCTGTTGTTAATGTATTTGTAGACTGGTTTGGTGTTCTGGTAACATCAATATCAACATTCTCATATGGATCTCTATATCGTACAACACCAGTAGGAATATTCTGTTGAATAGCAGAAGTACTTAAATTCCAAGTATCTACAACTGAATTGTAACTAGGACCAATGACATATGGGAAAACTGGATTACCAGATGATGTAGCATCAACAGTTACAAAATAACAGTATCTACCATCTGGGAATTGCGGTGTTTTACAAAAACGACCATTATATTGATCTAATTCACCCAATCCAAATGAATATTCATAATCTTCAATAAAATTACCTGCAGGTTCCTCTGTTAATAAAGGTCCAGCAGTTCTAACTGGGTATGGATTAGTTGCGGCATCATATACTAATGCAGTCTTTATTCTATATGAAGAATTCAGTCTAGTAATAGTAGATGATTGATCTGTAGGATCATTGTATCCATAAGGTCCATAAATTGGGTTACCATCAAATGCCCAACCAATAATAGGTGAGTGTCCTAATTGATCTTCTTTTTCTTGGACATTTCCAGCAGTCTGTTCAAATAGGTTATCTCCAAGAATGTAACGCATTCTTTGAGGGTTGGATAAGTGAGCATACTCACCACCATACTCATTATTATATCCTTCAAATACAGCACCTTTAGCATCATCAAAGGTTGATTGTGTTTGAAGATTGTAAGTCCATTGGAATACAGATGGTGTAAAGGTTGCATCTTGACCAACAGAAGTCAAATTAATTATCGTACTACCTTGAATATAGTTAATACCTTTGTTGACGATAGTAATTCCAGTAACTCTACCAGCATTTTCACCATCTGTATCAATAGTTGCTCTTGCAATAGCACCAAAACCAACACCTTGAATAGAAACTTCAGGAGCAGTAGTATATCCAGATCCAGCAGAAATAATAGCAATTGAGATAATTCTTCCATTATTAACAATTGCTTGTGCAACAGCACCAGCACCAGAACTTAAAGATACTGTAGGAGTAGATGTATATGAAGAACCACCATTAGTTACCCCAATTGTTTTAATAGGTCCACGAACAGAAGCAGTTCCTGCAGCACCTGTTCCACCACCACCTACAATAGTAATTTGAGGTTGTGATGTATATCCAGAACCTCCAGCATTGATTAGAACACGTGAAACAATACCTTTGGTTATAATGGCAGTTGCAGCACCACCAGACCCTCCTCCACCGACTATAGACACCAATGGTGAGGATGTATAACCACTTCCACCATCAGTAACGGTAATTTCACTAATAGCACCGTCAACGGTTACTGCAGCAGTTGCTCCAGTTCCTCCACCTCCAGAGATTGTAATTGCTGGTGGAGATGCAGCATCATAACCAGAACCAGCAGTTTTAATAGCAACTCCAGTTACAGCACCAAATGTTTTAGTTGTTTGTGACTTATAAGACCATATAGAAACACCATTCACCCAAGTACCAATAGGTCCAGCATTAATAGTGTTCTTTGTTGAAATTGTAGTTGGTACTTTAGGGAATCTATTTAATTTACGTTGGTTTCCTGGAAGAAGTGCCGATCCTGGAAAAGGTCCGATTTTATAGTTGGGGATACCAGTGGAAGCAACATAAGTGTAATTATCATTAAAGAAAGTATTTTGTACATTGGTAGTATAAGGACCAATAGCATTAAAAACAGCAGAATTATCAGATTTACCTTTATTGAGGTCAATAGATACAAGAATATTACCCTGTGGGATAACAGTAGCAGGTTGAACCAGTTTATATTGGAAAACTACATCAGTATCCCTAGATGTTACTAAAAATGTTCCGTTATAGATGATTGGGTTAGCACCATAAATGGTTACCTGATCACCAACTAACAAACCATGTGAATTAGCACAAGTAACAGTAGCAGACTGATCATTTACACCACCATAAGTGATACTTGTGACTGAAATTAATTTTTTAACGTTATACAACCAAGTTGTTAACTCGGAACCAGTTCCAGTACCACCTAACTTGGAAACTGTTAATTTATCTTCTGGAAGGTAATAAGATCCAGTATCTGTCAGAGTTGTTTGTTGTGCATCAACGATACCAACAATATTCATTACAACTTCTTGTAAGGTACCCTTATTCAAGTAAACCTTAAAGTTTGACCTTATTTGAGTAGCAGAATCCCAGTCCTCAACAGTACCATTTACTGAACGAGTACATTCAATGAACTGGTTAAGTGATTTTTCCTTATACTGTACAACTTCTGTTGTAGTACCAGAACCAATAACAAACTCACCGTTCCTTTCTGGCCAACCAATAGTAGAGTCAACCGTGATAATACTATCGGTTGTATTCAATGGTTCTGCAAGATTAGTCTTATAAGGTACAGTAAACGTCCCAGAAATGGTTTCTTCTGAAAGAACTAATTCAAAAATTTCAACTTCTGAAGTTTTAATCGAAATATAATTTTCTACTAAAGCACTTGCTGCTTTTACATTAGAATCTGAAATATCTTCAGATTGAACTAACAGAGCATCTTTAATATTTGTTGGATCACCACTAACCAATGTGGCACGGAGAATAGTATCAATAGACCAAGTAGCATCAGATGGTTTAATAATCTGATCTTTTGGATATGAAATACTTACTGTTTCACCATATAGAAGTTTAAACAAATAAGCAATACTATAAGAAGTTCCTTTAGAAGAATAGAAGTCCTTAATAGTCTTAATAGACGTTCTAACGTCAATTTTAGAATAATCAAGACTAGGAACATCAGGAAGGAATTGTTCTGTATATTTGTCTAAAAGTCTCTTAACAAATAATGCATCTAAACATTTAACAGGAGTATTAACAATTGCTGCAGCTGCTGTAGTATTATTTGAGAATACTGCATTACCATCTTCAGTATATTCAATAATACCACTTGCTGCTCTAGAACATCCTTCAAATTTTGCTTTGTTATACCCAGAACCTGCCTGATTTACTGTAAAACCAGTAACTTCATTTAATCCAATCTCACCAGATGCTTCAGCAGCAGGAGGGGCTTGAATAACAATTTCTGGAGGTGTAGATGAACTATATCCAGTACCGAAACTACTAATATTAATATCAATGATTTTTCCATTGAAAATTGATGCACTAGCAACTGCACCAGTACCACCAGCATATGCACCAGTACCATCTACTCTTTTATCTACAATATAGACTGAAGGAACATCATCATATCCATTACCACCACTTAAGAGTTCTATATTAATAACACGACCATCACCATCAACTGTTGTTTGAAGAACTTGAGCACCAACTGGATCGATAATCGCTATTCTAGGAGTACTTGTATAACCTTGACCAGCATTTACTATAGTAATAGCAGTAACTTCACCATTAGTTAAAGTTGCCTTTAATGCTGCTTTAACAGGGTTTGCACCTGTAGGTTCATCAACATAAACTTCAGGAACTGTAGTATATCCAAATCCACTATCTATAACTGAAATAGTTCCAGTTACTTGTCCATTAGTTATCGTTGCAGCACCTATTTTAGCACCTCCAGGCTGCTTGAAAGTGATTCTAGGTGTGAATGTATACCCACTACCAGAATTAGTGATTTCCAGTCCACTGACAGCACCATCAGTAACAGTTGCTGTAATAGTCGCAGCACTAGATCCTGTCTTTGTTGGAGTCTGTACTTGAACAACTGGTGGGTTAGTAGCACTATATCCTCTACCACCATCCAATAGTTGAACACTCTTAAGACCATTAACTAAAGCAGTTGCAGCAGCACCACTACCCACTTCAGAGTTGAATGATACTTTAGGAGGATATTCAAATTTATAATTTGATCCATTAATACTAGTATTAATTGCAGTAAGTGTACCACTATCACTAATACGAGCATATCCAACAGCACCACTACCAAAAGAAGGAATTGGTGCCTCAATAGAGAATAATGATAGGAATCTACCGTTTAATGGTGCATCTTTAAAGATGAAATACTTACCATCTGTCCAAAAATCTACTTTAGGTACTAATAAACGATTATCATAAACAGCAAGGATATATTCTTCTGCAGCAGGATCATATACTACACCATTTCTTGAAAGAGCAAATTGTGTCTTACCTTCACCAAAAGAATTTGATAAATTGTCAAGTGCAACAACATCATTCTCAATAAAACCACTTAAAAATGTAATATAAGTCTGACTTACATCGTCTGAAGGAATTCTGGCCCTAGGAGCACTTGTAAATACAATATTTGTTCCAGAAACTGTATAATCTGTACCAGGAATCTGAACTTTACCATAAAGACTAACAATCAGATGCTGTGGGGTAATAGGAGCAATAGGATTGTCTTGTGATGTTAAAGGAAACTGCTGTGTTGTACCATCAAAATTAGCTAACGGACTAGCAAGTCCTGTCCACTTTAATTTAACTTGATCATAAGAAATACCTGGACTTAACGCAACGTTAGGTGCTGCAGTTGTTTTTTCATAATATATTACTTCATCACCGATTAAAACTGAACCATTCTCTGTTAAAAACTCGTCTACACTTTCTACAACTATAGTATCTTGCTGAATATCAATTGCTTCTACAACTTTGGTGGCACCATCTAAAATTCCAATATCTAATTTATCAATATCTAGATATTGAAGGAAATTATTAATTACATTCTGCCCTAAACCAGTCTTCTCCTGCGATTTATAGTAATATTCTATAAATCGATTAAATAACGGATAATCCGACTCGATAAAATCGGGAGTCTGTGCCGAGACTGCCTGTGAAACCTTATTAATATTTGCCATCTAGCTTTAGAAACAAGTCGATGTGTTTAGCGTACCAGAGTTATCAATCGTTGGAACTTCAACTAACGTAGGAGTTTGATTGAATGTGCCTGGTGTCAAACTATTTAGAGGGATTGTGCTAGGTGGTACAGTTCCAATTGGAGATACTGTAATTTCTGGATTAACGATATTAATAACAGTTCCTGGAGTTGTTGCAGGAATAGTTCCATTATTAGATGGTATAAACAGAACTGGAATCTGTAAAGTAGTTGGTAAGATTGTTAAATCATTAATAGTACCAACTCCAGAAACAGCATCAGTAATAGTTAGATTAGTTTGATTAGGTACATTATTTCCTGCACCAATGATATTAACAGGTCCAAAACAGATTTCTCCTGTATCATAATTAACTGATCCTGCAGCAGTATTGGTATAAACTTTTTTATTACCTGTATTATAGAACGTTCTCAAATTACCAAATCCATCATCTTCAAAATACTGATCTATACCAGGTCTATCAAATGTTCTAAAGTTTCCAGATAAAAGAATTGGTTCTTTCTTACAAACTGTACCATCAGTGTTACTTGGAGCACTATTATACAATGCACCACCAGTAGAAACACAGTAAGTATTAGTTTGATTAGTAGCTGGATTGATATACTTCAGAATAGTTGTCTGAAGGGAAATATCACTAATACACTTGTTAGCAAGAGTAATTGCCTTTTCAAAACTTTGACTTCTAAATGTTGAATTAAAGTTGTTAATTTGGGTTTGAGATGCCCATTGACTAATAGCAGTATTAATATCTGATTTAATTTGAGATGTAGTAGATCCACATCCAGTATCATATAATGCAAAAACTTTACTATAAATGTAGATATTGTCAGGATCTATAACTACAGGATCAATAGATGCCATAGCATAACTTCTCAATTTCGCTGCTATATCCTTTTTGGTTTGATCATTTAGAAGCGAACCAGTTCGGGTCTTAACTGCGATGAATACTTTACCGTAAATAGGAGGAGTAAGAGAATCCCCACCGTAGGCAACAACACTTTCGGCATTTGAGTAAATATTTTTAGTTATAATAGAATAATCCTGTGCTGTAACTGCTCTATATTGAGCAGAATAGTATCTAGGAGCATTGTATTTAATAGATTCGATAGATTCAGCAGCAGCACCTAATTGAGACTTCTGCTTGGTTTCAACAGTTAAATCAGTAGCATTATAAGCAATACCTAGATTGTCTCGTAATGCACCAATAAATCCAAAAGCAGTAACTTCATTTGCATCTACACCAGAAGTTACCAAATATTCAAGAAGGATAACCTCTCCATCTTTAACCTTTCTTCCAACACTATCATCACCAAATCTTACTTCATAACGTTGATCTTCACCTTCAGAAAGGAAAAATGCCCTACTGGTTGCTGTTAGACTAGTTGTTGTATCAACTCTATTATAAATGTCAGATGAAGTGGCAGATTCGTTTGCTTTTACTCTTACTGACAATGTAGATATATCAGCGTCTTCAGAAGGAATTTTATATGTCTGTTTTTGGAAAGTAGTTACATTATAAGAAAAAGTGACAATCGATCCTTCATGGACCATAAGAGTGTCGAATGTGGCAATACCAGTAGTTGCACTTACTGTAGTAGTGGTATCTGCTAAAACATTCCAGATAAAATTACCACCAGTAGCAACTGTACCTTTACTTAAGGTAATACTACTAGGATATGCACCATTTGTTTGCTTTGTCTGTACTTCTATTTTCAAACATGCTTTAGAAGCACTTACGGAGCGAGGAACATAATTTAAAAGTTTTGCGATATTACAAACATTGTCTCTAACAGTAGATGACGGTAAAAATGCTTCATTTAATGCCATATTAGCGTTAAATGAGGTATAATACGTATTATATGCTAAAGTATCGATCAAATACGATAAAGTAGACCCATCAAAGTCATAATCGGTAAATTCGCTTCTTGTTCGCAAATATGACTTGATCGATGCTTTCACATCTTCAAAATCTAATGCTGTTAAATTATTCGGTTGCATTATTCGGGTCTCTGTAAGACGAAATTAATAGTTTCAACTATAGGTTGGCCAACAATTTTATATTGGACGGTAACTGCTATTTTATTACCTTCATAGATTGGTACAGTCTTAACACCAGTTAACTGTACTCTAGGTTCATACTGTTCAATTGTATTTATTATCTCACCTTCAACTGCATCACAAGTAAAAGCATCTAATTGCTCAAAAAGCATAGCAGTTACTCTAGATCCCTTATCCATTTGAAATGGTTTTTCTCCTCTATTAGTTAAAACTAGATTTTTAATCGCTTGTTTAATTGCATTATCATTTTTCACTACACCCAGATCATTGGTAAAGCGATTCATACCTAATCCAATAGACACGTCTTTGAAAGCACGTGATATGGTAATATCTCTGGGATTAATTTCCTTTAACGCCATTAAACTTTATAGAAGGTGTATTTCAAAAACAGTTCTTCATTAGCATCAATTGGTCTAATCACTTTTACATAATATTTCATTCCGTCTCTGTATTTTTCACAATTTGGTAGTTCGCTATGATTTAGAAAACCACCTAACGGTGTTCTATACAGTTCTTTCCCATTAATTATATGGGAAATACCCAATTCAGTTCCAATATCCAGAGATTTACGTGTAAACACTCCTTGACCAGCAATAGTGCTATCCGAAATGAATAACCCTTCTGGCAATGCTCTATAAGTCACAATACATTACGAATCTTTTTATTATTTATCGTTGTTTTGCTAATAGTTCTTTATATTCGCTTATTAGTGATGTTTTCCATCCTTTAACAGGTTCTTCATTCTTCATATCAAAAATTCTAGTCGATAACGGACCTCTACTTCTTACCCAATGTAGAAAAGTCTGTATAAAATGTTCTCCTTTATATGTTCCTACTCTCCAATGAGGTGCAATACATCCATAATACATTATTGCATCACCTGGTTTTAAAAGTGTTATATGTTCCTTTCCTTCAGGATCTAAAATACCAAATTCCCATTCTACATCAGATCCTAGATGAATCGTCATCGATACTTCACAAGGAGGTTTATCTGTATGTTTTAATAGGTGTCCATCTTTAAGATAATTCCTAACATATGAATATGTCGGAAATAATGGTGCTCCGCAAATATCAACTACATCTTTAGTCAAATAGCACAACAATTCCTGTGCTGCAGCAGGACAATACCAATTATACGTTGGTCCCATAAGATCTGGTTCGTCAATATACTTACCAGTCTCTTTACCATCACCAGAAAGAAAATAATGATAAAGGTCGTTAACTAGACCTTTATCAAGAAAATCTCGAAGTAATATGTGATTATTCTCTAGTAATCCAGGATTCATTTACCAAATAATTTAGATTTAACTGCTCCAACAATAACTTTGAATAATCCCTTACTAGCACTACCTTGAAGTTCATTAAATAAGTCCATATTTAATTTAAAGGCATAGTTTGCTTCCGCAATTAATGCAGTTTTTTGAGATTCCTTAAAATTTATTGAATTTATTCTAGATCTATAAAGATTTTTAAATTCTTTAGCATCTTTGATATTAGGAAAATCGTAAAAATGCAATCCTTCACCTTCTTTTGGATTTAAAGAACTTTTAGCAATTCCCTTAAGAATTTGTCCACCAGACAAATCACCGATGTATCTAGTATAATGATGAGCAAGTAATAATGTAGGTTCTTCTGTTCCTAGAGATTTAATTCTATCAACATAAGTTTTACATGCTTCAGACTGTTCAATAAGACTTCTCCACATAGGACCATAGTAATATCGAAGATCTTGCTCTAAAGCAGGAGTACGATTAAGTTCTTTTGGGAAACTAATCTGATTTATTGCTTTATGATATAGACCCGCAAAGACTTTTATTTCTTCTTCCATTGCGGAATAGACGAAATAGAAATTTGCGAGTAATTTACGATATTCTTCTGGATCTAGCACTCCACGGAGGAAAGATGCCACAAATTTAGTGTTTTCTGCAGCAGAATGGGACTTTTTAGTCCCTTCTTTGAGCTCTTTTGCAAAATCGGTCACCTTCCTTGCCCTCTATAGCGTTTTTTCGCACTATTGCGTGAAGATGCAGCATATTTAGTGTGCTTTCCTCTTCCTTGACGTGTTTTCTTTGGGATGGATTCCACATATTCTGAAGAACCCCATGCTCCTGATTTAGTTTTTACTGCCATAATTAAATTACATACCTACGTATACATTTGGACTACCACCTGCTACTACAGATGAACATGGAAATGCTGGTGATTGATCCCCTAAAGGATCACCAATTCTTCCTGCTCTTCTAGCATTAATGAAAACTGTTTTAGAAGTTGCCAATAATT